AAGCCATAAATCCATCAGTTTTACGACTTTTAGGTTCTATTTTCCCAAAAGTATAGTTATCATGTGGAGCTGGAACTAAACATGCATTATTAGTAAACCACCTCATTAGTGGATTATTTCCCCAGACAATATTATGATTGCTAAACAAACTATTTATAACAGGATACATAAGCATTTGATTACTTGGTCTTGTAAGTAAGATATTATTTTTTCCTTTCTTATCTGTATCAAATCCAACCTCTCTTAAAGCTTTTGCAAGTAAGGTATATCTATAATTATCCATACCAAGTTTTGTTATGTTATAAATTTTCCCCTGTTCAGCTAACCAATTAGCTGGAATGTCTGGAGATACTTCAGGACCTTTTACAAAAGTTAAAAGACCTGCTTCCTCCCATTCTCTTAATGGAGCCTTTATTCTTCCTAAATCTTTACATGCTTCACATACCCATGTATGACTTATCCAATAGTATATAGAATCATATTTAAAAAGGAGTCCTGCTGTCACAAAGTCTGTTGTTTTCGCATAATCTATTCCTGCAACACAATCACATCCAGTTAAATCTGGATATTCTTTATTAGTTGCAAGAATATTATCCCAACTTGTAATTTCTTTATCTCCATCACCTTTAGGCCAATTCATTCTTTTGGTTATAAAAGATGAGTTACTTACTGGGTCATCTTTATAATCAATATATTCTTTTTCTATTTCTTGCTGCAAATTTGGGAATTTATATAAAGATGGATTAGCTTTATGCCATGCTTTTGGATTATCAACTTCTTTTTCATTATTTATTCTACAAATAAAAGGGAATAATCCATTATCTTTTATTACTCCTTTTAATATTTGCATGGACCTTGCTTTTAATTTATCAAGTGGTCCTTCTCTTATATATCCATCAGTTGTTATAATTGTAGTTCTTGGATTAGCTTTCTTACCTAAACCAGTTTTAAAAACATTAATTAATTTATAATCCTGATACTCATGATATTCATCAAAATCAATTTTACCTTGACGGCCACCATCTTTACTTTTATGATTTGAGGTTCTAAATTTTAAGATAGAACCTGTTTTTAAATTTTTTATTTCTTCTTTATTCCAGTAAAAATGCTTTGATAGTTTTGCCTTATGCTCTTCAAGAACATCATAAACATCATCAAAAGAAGTTCTTGCCTGGTCTTCACTATTAGCACAAATATCAATGTGATATTTTTTAACTTTATTGTATTGGGATATTAGACAGAAATCTTCAAAGGCTAAATATCCATTCTTTCCTGCTCCTCTTCCAACCAAAATAAATAAATCTGGCCATCTTAAAATGCCTGGCTTTGAATATGTGCAATTATGGATTGTAAAACAAAAAATTTCCCAAGGCAATAGTTCAAATGGAAAGTATTTCTGAAGACTTAAATATTTATGCAATTCTTCCTCATCTACAAATAGATTTTCTAATAAGAAACATTCTTCAACATAATTACATAATAAAATTTGTTCTTCAGCGACCTCTCTCTCTCCACTTCTAACAAAATCAATATAATTTTGTAATTCAGGAACAAGTTTCTTATAACTCATCATCATCATCTCCATTATCTAATGGAGATGGTTTTATTCCTAAATCATTTAAAATTTTTAACATTTGGGCACTTGTTTTATTTAATTCTGCAATACTATCATTTTTTTTAATGCCACTTTGTTTTCCATTGCTCCATTCAACAGCAACACCTCTTTCTTTTATATCTTTAATTAAATTATTTTTTATAATCCATAACTCCATGTAGTCATTTACTAAATCTTCGAAATGTTTTCCAAATGTCTTATTATTTTCAAGTTGGGTTAGTAAATCTTTTCTAATTTCTAAAAAGATAGTATTTCCCACATAATGCATACTATCTTTTTTGCACCTGCAACTTTGGGTATTTTCTCTCTTCCATTTGTATCTTTGTTTCCAAGATTTAATTGTGTTTATAGATACAGAATACTTAGTTGCAATGTCTATATATTTCATTCCAAGATTATAGTCTTTTTCTGCATTTTCTCGAATTTTTATTTTTTCAGATTCACTCATAATCACCACCTCATTTCTCTGATTTTGCATACTATTTTTTGTGTGCAAATTACCCCCCTCATTAAAAAGCTTAAAAAATTGCTTTTGTCCTGCCTCTTATACCGTTCTCTCCTTCCAAGGAACTTTTGACCCCTTTGACCAGGGGGGGTACCTGACACCTACCATCGCTCCTCATTGATTACTTCCTTAGACTTATGCCTATGTTTCTCTGGATGCAACTCATTATGACATTCCTTACATACTGCCATAAGGTTACTCCTTGTTAATGCAAGTTCTGGATGGTCTTTTAAATGTTTTATATGATGTACTGTAGTAGCTGTACTTACTTTCCCTTTGGACTTACATAACTGACATTCCTTATTTGATTTATTAATAACTTCTTGTCTAAGTTTTTTCCAGGGTCCACTAACATAAAAGGCATGAATGTTATTCTCTTTTATTAGCTTAGTTATCCAATTTATAAGCTCTATTGTGTCCATTGTTTAATCCCAATGTCCTAATACATATATAAACAAAGCTATAGTGAATATTAATAACTCTAATTGGACTCAATACCCAAACCCAGCTCCAACTTATTACTTTAGTTAACTTCAAGATTATAAAAACTAATTGTAATAGCCCTATAAATCCTACTCCATTACTGTTATTATTACTCATAATGCTTTCCTCCTTAAAATCAACTTAATTCATATTGTGTTAACTTTTCAAAAGTATTTTTAATATATTATTTTTTCTTGCTTTTTTAATATTTCAAAAACTCCTTGGTTAACGTTACCTCAATATGTTTACTTTTAAGCAAAATAAGAAGAGATTTTATATCTTAAAATCTCTTCTTGCCTGGTTCATTTTATCTTGAGTTATGCCAATATATTTTAATGTTATTGATTCTTTAGAATGATTAAACATCTGCATTAGAGTTGCTATATCTCCTGTTTGATTATAATAATGGAATCCAAATGTTTTTCTAAGAGTATGTGTTCCAAGGTTTTCTATACCAAATCTTTCACCTATCTCCTTCATTATCTTCCAAGCCATACCTCTTGAAATAGGTTTGTTTATATTGCTCTTTCTAAATAGATAATCTTCTTCATCCATATCAAGACAATACTCTTTATATACTTTTCTTAAGATTGGACTAATCTCTATTAAGTTTCTCTTATTAGTCTTTTTCTCTCTTATGTCTATATACTTCTTGTCCTTTACATCTTTTACTTTAAGTTTAAGAATATCAGATATCCTTAATCCTGTATAAGTGCCAGTCATTATAAGTACATAGTTTCTTGGATTCTCTCTTTTAAGAGTAGCTTGAATATCATGAAATACATCAGCATCTCGGATTGGTTCAACAAAGTTCATTCATCTCTCACCTGCCTTAATGCTCCATGAATTCTTCTATATGCAGCATGTCTCATGCAAGTTTTAAAATTATCATGTTCTTCTATTTTTTCAATATGTTTTGACCCACAATAAGAGCATGATAAATATTTTCCTTTGTTTTTCATAACTTTTACTTGTTCATTTATTAGTATTGTTTCACATTTACAATTCATACATTTATAGCAACTATATATTTTCTCCATGCTCTCACATCCTTTATTAATAATGCCAGCAACTAAACTATACTAAATATTGTGTTTAAAGAAGGCTTTTCACCTCACTTTTTATTTTTATAAGTTGCTGGCTTTTAAGGGGCAAAAATAAAAAGAACTGCTAATTAGCAATTCTTCACTTGGTTAAATCTTTTTCTTTAGATAATCTTTTTGGAGTATCATATGTTACTATTGGAGCTACCTTTTTATTAATAATAATATCTCCACTCTCTTTTGTTTTATAGATTGACATATTACTTTCAACAAAAGCTTTATCTCCCATATCTTTTTTAGCTTCATAATTAATTGCCTTTAATGCTTCTTTTCTTGCTTTATTAGCATAAAAATGTTCTTTTCTAAAAGCTTTAAAGTTTCTGTTTATACATACCTTAACTGTAGTTTCTTTAGCAGCTACTATTTTTGAAATTTCTTTTATTGTATATCCTAATAGATATAATTTTTTTACTTTTTCTTTATCCAACAATATCACCTGCTTAAAAAAAGATATAGTTCACCCCAACCCAAAAAAGGTTACATTTTTCAATTTTTCATTTATTTATAGATATAACTTTATCATTTTAATAAAATTTTGTATATACTTTTTCAATCACTTTTCTATCTATTTTTTATCTATTTTCTATCTATTTTCTATCATATTTTTTTTCACTTTTTTTACAAAAAAATAAGCCCTAATAACTAAGGCCTATCATAAATTTTTCTAGTGCTTTTTTCTTTTTTCTATAGTAGCATGCTTCACTTATATTTAAGTCATTTAGTGTCTTTCTTTTAGGAATATTATCTACAAAATATGTATTTTTAATTATTGTTTTACTAGTTTCATCTAATCTATCCATTACAAACTCTATGAATTCTATTGATTTATCATTTTCCCTATCTGAAAATTTATGATATGGATAAGCTCTTAATTTATCTTCTGCATTTTTTCTTAATTCTTTATACTGTTCTTTACTTATGACCATTTTTTATCCCCTCCAACTAAAGAAGGTGTTCTTTTAGAGCACCTTCTAAATCTTTATCTATTTCTTAAATCTAAATATATTCTTGAATACTTAGAACCTCTTGAGTCTGGATAACTCTTGCTTTTAGAAATTATGTCAAATTCTTTTTCTATTTTCTTTAGAGCTATCTCTAATTCCTCTTTACCTTTTTCATCATCAACATAACGAAGTCTTATTTTTAGCATTTTTTTATTTCCTCCACCTTTAAAAATATTTTTTAATAGAGCTATGCTTGGCTCCCATTTTTATCTCCCTCATCTCTTAAGTATAAAGGCACATAACCATACATTACCCTTAAAAATGCTACTGGTTCTTCATCTTCTTTTACTTCCTGCTTTATTTTTTTACACCTTGTTTTACTTAACCATTTATCAGCATACTTAATATAATTGCTATATCCATAATCAACCATTGGAAGCCCTGTTTCTCTGCAATCTTTAGCACGATAACACTTATATTGAGTGTCATATGCTAATTTATCTAATATCTTACTTTTTTTAATCTCCTTAGGTTTGTATCTTTTATATTCTGCATCAACTTTGATGATATCCTTTATTAACTCTGCATTCTCCTTATCTTTAAGACAAAGAATTAACTTTCCATCCTTGTAAATCCCATATTCATAGGCTAAATTTATAATTTCTATTTTTATTAATCTTTTACTCATGCAAATCTTCCTCCAGTAAAAATTTCAAATCACTATATAGTTTACTAATGAACTATTTTTTAGTTTATAGCCTTTTGGGGCTAATTAAATTATTTTAATCTATAATTATTTTCCTGGCCTATTACTTGTACTATAAAATCCTTTGACATTTCGTAAATTCTACTTCCTATTGCTTCATCAAAATCTAATAGTCTCTCTGGTATGAATTCTGTTGAAATTATCATTGGCAGATGATTTAAATATCTATGATTCACTATTTCAAAAATAATATTTATATCACTTTCTGTAATTTTCCCCTTGAATAAGTCATCTATCAAAAGTACCTCACAAGTTTGGTATCTTGATAAAGTTTTTTTATAATACTCTTTATCTAGCATATTTTGCTTTAGCTCTGTAATAATATTTCTGTATGGCATATAAACTACTTGTACACCTTTTTCTAAAAGCTTATTTGCTAAAGCTAATGCCATGTGAGTTTTTCCTGCTCCAGGATTTCCTGATAATAAAATGCTATTTCTTATAGTTCCCTTAATCTCATTAAATCTTAAAAAATAGTTTGTTGATTTTTCTTTTATCTCCCTAGACTTACTATTCCAAACTTGAAAGCTCTTAAAGTCTTTATCTAAATCATTAATATTTATTCCACTATTTCTCCAATGCTTACTTGTCTTCTCTATTGTTTTACACTTACAAGGTTTCATAAGTGGCTGGGAATGAATTTGAGGAATAATTATGTATCCAGTATCTCTACAGTATGGACAACTAAATGAGTCCTTCTTCTGCTGCTCTTTTATATTCTTCTTCACTAAGTCCTCCCCATTCTGGTTCTTTGATTCTGAATGAATTTGAGTTAGAATCCTGTCTAGGGCTGAAAACCCTGTTGTTTCCTGCATAATTTACTCCCCCTTTTTGTTTTAATGGAAAAATTCCTTTCCAGCCATTCATTATGCTAGTTTCTAATACCTCAATTTTTTCTTTATCTGTTTTAGCTAATTGAGATAATTTATTTAATATTTTCTTTAAAGCTAATGTTGTCAATGTAGCTTTAATTGTTTTTCTAAACTTGATAAATTCATAAAGTGTTTCTTTAAGATTATCATTTGTCGTATAATTATTTATTAATTCATCAAATTCAGTTTTGTTATCTGCAGCTTTATCTTTTTTCTTTTTATTTTCTTTTTTATTATTGTTATTATTAATACTGTTATTATTAGTACCCTCAAATGGACAGGGTTCATTTTGGACATGTTCATTTTGGACATGTTCATTTTGGACGTGTTCATTTTGACTAGGTTCATTTTCTTCTTTAAGTTCTATACTTGGTTTTGGATCATTAACTATGCAATAAATATTATTAGAGTACTTACTTTTAATTCTTTTTTTAGTTATTATTATTAAATTTTTTTCAACAAGTTCTTTCCTGCATTTATAAAGTTTCTTTTCACCTATTCCTAATTCACTACACATCATCTCTAGTGAAGGAAAAGCATTGCCACCAGTTCCAGCAAAAGAACAAATATATGCATAAACTGCTTTCGCATCACAAGATATGCTTTTATCTCTCATAACTTTTCTAGCTATAACTCCATAGCCATCTTTATATATTCCTGTACAAAATAACGTATCCATATGTGTCCCCCCCTAAGTTGCCAGGAGCTAATGCTCCTAGCCTTTTATTACCTCATCTATATATTTTTCAAATATTATGTGTCTTATAAAATCAGATTTATTTGTATGTTGCCATGCACAAATACATTCAAGAAGTTCTTTCTGTTTTGGAGTAACTCTTATTTGAACTATTTCACTTAATGTTTCTGCTTCCTCAAATTCATCATCTCTTTTAGGAACAAAAATAAATTTTAAAATTTTCTTAATCATAATATCACTTCCCTACTCTAAAAAATTTATTTAAAATGGTTCGTTTCTCTAAGGCTTGTAATACAGTACCTCTCTTGTATTGCAAGCCTATGCCCTACTAACTAAAGTATTTACTCCATTCATTATCCATTTCATTGGAGTTGTTTGGAGTATTACTCCCATTTACTCCATTTTCGTGGAGCATTTTGGAGTTTTCTATATCTTCATTACTCCACTTGTTATCCACTTTTATGGAGTGTTTTGGAGTATCACTCCCATTTACTCCACTTTTATGGAGTATCTTAGTTTCTTTTCCTATTGCTAATGAATACAATATACTTTTTATTACTTGTGTTGGCTGAAGGTATTCACTTTCAAGCATTTTTATAATCTCTTTATCCTTTTCATTATCTTCATTAAGCTTAAAGCGTATCTCCATCTCCCCACACCTTCTTTACTACTTCATAAGCTCCTAAAACATTACTATAAATACAATTATCCATAATGTCCACATCTGGAATTGTTTCTATAATATTCTTTAAAACTAAGCTTCCTCCACCAGTAAATGTAACATGACTATTTTTTAAATTAACTTTTGTTTTTATTTTGTTTAATACTTGCTTAAGAAAATTTTTATATATTATTTCATCTGCTTTTATAGTTCCTCTTTGAAGCTGCATTTCTATATCCTCAACTTCATAGTCTCCACCATCTGCATTTGCTCTATTCATTATCTCCTCATAAAGATTAACTATTCCTATTTTCTCTGTAGCATTTTTTTCAATGTGAACTGTTCTTGTTACTGGTTCATTTCTAAACAATGTAACTTGTGTAGTTCTACTGCCAATATCAATTATCAAATCACTTTCTGTCATTATTGGAAGCATATTTACACTTACTGCACATTCTGGAAGAACACATACTTTATTTATATATATACTTCTATCTATGCCATTACATTTAAATTCATAACAAGTGTTTCTAAAAGCCTCCATTAGCTTTTCTTTAAGTGGCAATTGACTTATAGGTAATAATAATGTTAATTCTATATCAGAATGTGTTGAAGCTTGTGCCATTGCATATAATATTTGAGGTATAATACACTCTTTATTAACCTTTGTATATTCTTGATTTAATACTCCTGTTCCTATAAAAGTTAATTGTCCATTAAATTCTATTCTTTCAAATGCTGTAGGATTTGGTTCAAAATTAGTTCTAACCCTTGAACTAAAAGAAAAAGTTCCCCTCTCTGGGCTAAAGACCTTAAAGTTATAATTTCCACAATCTATTACTACTTTCATTAAATTTTCCTCCATTATTTATATTTTTATGTTATAATGGAGTTACGGAATGGGACTCCGTAACTCATAAAATTATCTTGTGAACCTTGCAAAAGGTTCTTTTTTTAATACCATTGGTTTCCTTCATCAATAATATGAAGCCATATTTTGTGTCCATGCTCTTTAAATTCAAATCTAAAATATTCATTTTTACATTGTCTTATTATTTCTAAACCTTTAAATTGACTTCCATACTTATGGATTACCTTTTTCTTGCCATCTTTATATATAGCTTTTATTATTCTTCTTGCAAATAATTCACACTCTGAATCATCTGGATCCTCTGCAACATAATCAGTTTCTTCAACATAATTGATTTGTATTGCTTCAAAATTAAGCTTGGTCCTCATTCCTAACTGATTAAAGTAATTTAATATAAAGTTATTAAATATTTTTTTATTTTCTTCTGTAAGATTGTTGTAGCCCTTAATTTCCTTTACCTTTATGCCATACGCTTCTAGTTCTTCTAAACTCTTAAGCCTAGAGCTTTTAATTCCTAAAGTTTCATATATTTTTTCTATTTGCACTTTTTCCATGCTCTATTCCCTCCTTAATATTAGTCTTCTGTCATTCTCTCAATAATATATAATTCAGAATCAAGTATTTGATTG